TCGCAGATGTCGTCCAGTGCCTTCATGCGGGCGCGCTCCTGCTGCACACCCTCGTTGCGTCCGGCCTGCATGATGCTTTCCACCAGCTCCGGCGCTTCCTTCTTCAGTTCTTCCAGCGTCATACTCTTTTTGTCCTCCTTGTCTTTATTGCAAACCACGCCGGAGATGGGCGTGCTCTTGCCGTTGTTTTTGTTCATGTGAGCGACACGCCCTTCCCGATGGGGACGCGGCTTATAGCCCAGCATGCGCGCAATCGCTTCTTCTTCATCGCTCCGCGCCGCGCACATCGTAATCACGCCGCCTTGCGGGGCGATGGGAGCGATATCGTCCGCCAGACCGCAGATAACCGCTTCCTCTGGCGTCATCCACGTCTCGTCCTTCATCATCTGGCCGATTTCCTCTGCCGTCTTTCCCGTCATGCGGCTCGCGTAAAGCCCCGCCACGCTGTCCGCGCGCTTTTGCAGCGCCTCGCCGTAACGAATGATTTCCTCCGGCGTTCCTTCGGCCATCCC